AGTTATAATCCTCGCGATCTGGTACGGCTGGCAGCTATACAAACAAGCACAGGAACAGCGCCGGATCAAAAACTCGTTCGGCATTAAGCGTTTAACCGATGCACAGAAAGCGACGATATACATGCGGGCCGGGAGGAAAAGGTGAAAAAACCAACACAAAAAGAAGAACTGCTCGAGGCGTTCAAAACACATAATAACGTGCTTACTCTCGGCACAATGCTAAATTATAGCTGGGGGTACACCGCAAGGAACCGGGTATCAGAGCTACGGAGTATCGGGTATGATATACAGACTATAAGCGGGGACATGCCAAGCCAGAACGGGTACCGGCTGGTTAGCGCACCCGCAGCTCATGACCCGCAAGGCGAGCTGGGGCTGGATGTGCGGGCTGATTATGAACATTGAGACGCAGGACCAGATCGCGCTTGTGGCCTGGGTAAAGATGAGATACCCGAAAGTATTATTCACCTCAACGCCGGCCGGGATACGGCTGCCGATGCACCGCGCTATCCTGGCTAAGAGAATGGGGTACCGGAAAGGATGTCCGGACCTGGTATTCTTTGAGCCACGGCAAGGGTTCCATGGTCTCACGATCGAGCTTAAAAAAACAAAGATCGCAGGATCCCGGGCTGGAGTAGTGAGCCCAGAACAATGCCTATGGCAAGCGATGCTCACCGAGCGGGAATACCGGGCAGAAGTATGCCATGGATTTCATAATGCGGTCACGGTAGTAAATGACTACTTTCGAGAAGATAATAAAATGACTGGGGGTGACATTCAATGGAAAAATTCATAGAGCAGATCACAGCACAGTACCCGAAATTATGGGTATGCCCGAAATGCGGGAACGAGATCCCGTATCATGGCGAGACATCAGCGTTATGCGGGTGTGGGCGGATGATGCGGGTTAAGGAGTATAAAAATGAAAACAAGTAAATGCAGAAGTTGCGGGGCAGAGATTGTATGGCTGAAAACGAAAACGGGCAAAAGCATCCCGGTAGACAGGGAAAGCATTCTTGACGAAAACGCGACTGTGTTTGACTCAGGCAAGAATATGATTAGTCATTTCGCAACCTGCCCGGACGCTGGGACATGGAGAAAGCACAGAGAGACCAGCCATGATTAACAACCACATGGCAAGACCGATAGAAGAACATACCGAGGTATGCGACACCTGCAAGGGGGAGGGTGAGATCAAGGGCGAGGACGGTATGGTGAAATGCGGCGATTGCGACGGTAAGGGTGAGATTTGGTATAGGAGTTAAATATGAAAGATAAAAAAGCAAGATTGTGGTGCTCGAAACATCAGGTTGTGCATCAGAACACAGACAATACGTACTGGTCATGTAGCTTTCCAAATGACAAGAAATTAAATAACGAGCTTAGGGAAAATAGAAAAAATTGCAGAAGTTTTGATTTGAAATGCCTGTAAGCCCTGCCGGTATGCCTCTTTCTGATGTTCATTCGGGTCAGGAAAGCAAACTTTATCGGCAGGCAGGGCATAAATTAAAGGGGGAGTTATGAGATGTCCATTTAAACCAGACTCATCAGCAGTATGTGACGAGGAGTGCTGTATGTCGGCTTGTGCATTGTGGGTTAAGGGTCAAAAACAATGTGCGATACTATCGATCGCTGAAGGTATCTGGGAGAAAAAGGAAAAGACATGAAAACACTACTACTCTGCACAATGCTCCTGGCCCCGCCAAGTATAACCGAGATACACGAAAACGGGCGTATCCAGTTCAGCGTGCCGGACGGGTACAATAATCATATCCGTGTGAGTGTGCCTGAAGGGTTAGAGGCTGAGGGCAGGGCAGAGGCGAATGTGTTATTGAATATTCTCCGCGGAGAGCAGGAGTATGTGATTACCGATGGTAACATTGAAATACATTTGAGAGCATGTAGCCTAAATGATGCATACGGAAAGATTAGAAAATGGTTGAGGTTGTTTGGACAATCGGAATAGGGGGAAAACAAATGGTTGACAAGGCTAAGCCGATTAGGTATACTAAGAGCATGAGTAAAGAAATTAAAAAGTATTTAGCAGAGATTGGCAGGAAGGGCGGGTCTGTTAAATCAAGGAGAAAAACCCATGCTTCAAGACTTAATGGCAGGAAGGGCGGTAGACCTAAAAAAGAAAAGGTGGTGGAATTGGAGAAATTGGAAATGTAATGGCAAGGCAAAACTAAAGGTAAAAAATAAAATTTATAGAGAAAATAATAAAGGAAAAATAAAAAAACTGAATGATTTATACAGAAAGAATAATCGTGAAAGCCACATTAAAAGGTGTAGTGAATATTACAAGAAATATCCATGGCTTTATTCATACTATTGTGCAAAATATAGGTGCAGTGGTAATGGAGGTTATGTTAAAAAAAACAGAAAGTTTTTAATGACAAAAGAAGATTTTAGAACTTTATGGCTTAGAGACAAAGCATATCTAATGAAAACGCCAAGCATTGACAGGATAAATAACGATGGGGATTATGATATTAAAAATTGTAGGTATATTGAACACATAGAAAATGTTAAAAGATATCATAGAGAAAGGAAAATAGCATAAAGGGGAGGAATAATGCCTACAGAGAAAACGCCGGAACAGACGCTCGATGATGAGATAGCTACGAGAATGGTTAATGGAATGGGTGTTTGCGAACACGATTTAATGAAAAATAAAGGTAAACTTTATGATTTAGTAAGCGAAATAAAACAAGCGGTGCGTAAGCATGATTGGCAACGTATCGAGTATTTAGACGCATACGACGCTATTGACGGCAACGAGAATGGGGTGGGCGACGCGGTGCTGCTCAAAGAGCTGAAGCCGCTATTTGTTGAGGGGGAATAATTATGGGACAAATGGCAGATGCAATACTTGACGGAGAATGTTGTGCAATATGTGGACAGCAATTTGAAGATGAGCCCGGATTTCCGTGTGCATGTTCAGGCTGCTGGACACCTGATTGTGGATACGCGGAACATAATAATGAATAGGGGGAGTGATGACAATGAGAGGAACAGAAATTGACAACTGGATGGGGGCAACAATGGATAAAATACGGAAGCCTGAGAGAGAAGTTTGTGTTCATAAAGATGCTGATAATGAACCAGATTGTTGCGACTGTTTCTTTCACAATAGGCTCTGTGATGAATGGGAAGCCTATATCAAACAAATGATCGTGGAATACACAAGTGATATTTTTTTAGAGTTAGTTGATGACCATATTGATGACAACCCGCCGGTAATAGCACGGTTGCAAAAGGCGACATTATCTGCGGAAAGAGAAATTGCAAAAGCAATCCGCAACGCCATGCTCAAGAAATTGGGGGGGAATGATGATTAAATATAAAAAACCGGCAATGAGATGGCATAAGCACAATGGAATATCTTGCTACATAGACAGAACACAGAAAGGGTGTTGCGAGTGTGTCCGTAATATAACTATTGAGGAGTACGAGAAATACGTTTCTCGGAAAAATATAATGGAAATTGAGGAGGGTCCAGCCAGGCTTATTCAAGATATACGCCTTGTTTGCGAAACTCACGATAAAGCCTGTGACCTATGGAGAGACTACCACGAGTCTTGCGTCAAACGAATGATCGAGGAGGAAAGAGACACCCTCAGGCGTATCATTGAGGAGTGTACGGGGGGAAATGAATTAATAAAATCAATAGTAAATTTGATGGGTGTTGAAAAGACACATAATACTGATGAATGTGTAGCAAAAACAATAATAAATCTAATCCGCAACGCCATGCTGAAACGATTGGAGGGGTGAGTGAAAAAGAAAAGGACGTATATCCAGCTGAAGGAAGGTGATAGCTTAATGATAACCAAACGTAGCCGTTGTTTTAACTTTAAGTGTTGTGATTGTGGTTTAACGCATAAAGTAACGATAAAACGTAACAAAGAAGGAATTATATTGCAATTTAATAGTTTGGAGGATTAAATGAACGATGAACTGAGGGGGGAGTTGAGGGGAGCATTGGCAAGGGCATATTGTACTAAAGAGAATGAAAACAAAGAGTTAGACTCTGTATTGCTTGAGGCTATGTTACCAGAAGTCATCCAATGGGCAGAGAAATACGCTTTATCGTGTGTGCCGGAGAAAAAGAAGTATTGTCTACAGTATGAGGATTACGCAGTTGGTGCCTCGAACGACTGCCGAGAGCAGATGATTAAGAATATCAAGGGGGCTGACAATGGATGAAATGAAAGAATTTATAACAGTATATATAGGCGGCTTCTGTACCGGAGCCCCGGTGTGGTTCGCGCTGGGATTTGCATTCAGCTGCTGGTGTTTTGTTAAAGGGTTTATCGCGACCGAACGGGCAAGCAAGAAAAAAGTAAAATGGGCCCCGCCACAACATTTAGACTGCAGGTGCGTCGATGATCCATCTGCCGGCGGGAAAAAGGTCAGTAAATGGGATCCTCCTGAACTGTCTCCGGCAAAAAGGATTTTACGTGATATAGAAAGGATCTTCGGTATTGGGAGCAGCCAGGAATATGATTCCGCAAGCGATTTTATGCATGAAATAAAAGAGCTTCTGACACACTATGACGATTGGTCGCCGGAACATGTTCGCTGCGGATCAGGCGGAAGCAAGGGCGGATGCGAAGATTGCATAAGAGAAGAGCTGAAAAAAAAGAAAGCCCCGCCAAAGCCTGTGCCGCATCCAGTGCGTAAACTGCCCATAACTTGACACAAAGCGGCAGGGGAACAATAGGCGTAATTATCTGGAGCTATTTTCTTTACCGACTAATTGACTGGTTCTTTGCTTTCACGGCGGTGGCTTAATGAACGAATTTATTACTATTTACCTGGGCGGATTTTGCACCGGTGCGCCGGTATGGTTCGCGCTCGGATTCCTGACATGCCTATGGTGTTTTGATCGAGGGATCGCGACCATTGACAACCCCAGAAGGCGGGACAGACCATGAATAGATACCAGATATTCCCGACAATTTTGATCGTGCTGGATATCGCATCAGCAATCGTTTGGGCTACTGGACACGACTGGAGAAAAACTATTTATTGGCTTGCGGCCGCTGCGCTGACAACAGTGGTTACGTTTTAACTAGCCATTTGATTGACACCAAGCGGCAAAGCTGGTATACTTTAAGGGTATTATGAAGAATAAAAAAGCTGAAAAACGATCACCTAGCCCCAAACTCACCGTCAAACAGAAGCAATTCTGCCTTGAATATCTAATCGACAAACACGGAACAAATGCAGCGATAAGAGCGGGATACAGCGCAAAAAACGCTGAGGTTCAGGCATCTTGTTTATTAAGAATCGCAAAGGTGAAGGATGAAATCGTAAAACAGATACATTCACAGGAAGACCGCACCCTCATAAAAGCCGACGATGTGGTCAGAGAATTGATGAAAATTGCTATGATGGATGTGCGCGGGGCCTTCACGGAACAGGGGATGATGAAAGATTTAACTGATATCCCTGATGACCTTGCACATGCTATATCACAGATTGAAGTTAATGAACTGTATGAAGGCACTGGGGAAGAAAAGGAAAAAATCGGATACACGAAAAAAGTAAAGATGAATGATAAGGTCAGGGCGCTTGAATTACTTGGCAGACACTTAAAAATGTTTACCGACAAAACCGAAATCACCGGGAAGGATGGCGGCCCCATTGAAACGACAAGCCCAAGAGAACGACTCGCCAGCCAGATCTCTGGCATCGCTGCCAAGCTCGGAGCGGTCAAGGATCCTCGCAAATCTAAGTGACCAGGAATGCCAAGCACTAATCTATGACTGGAAGTTCTGGGCACGTAAAGAGCAGATCCCGCCAAAGGTCGCATGGACAGTATGGCTACTGTTAAGCGGCCGGGGTTACGGCAAAACCAGGACCGGCAGTGAATTCATCATAGAACGAGCCAGGACCGGCAGCAAGTACATCGCGCTGATTGGCCAGAGTAAGGCCGATGTCCGGGATACGATGGTCGAGATCGGCGAAAGCTCAATCCTCAAATGCAGCCCGCCATGGTTTATGCCGGACTACCAGCCCAGCAAGCGCAGGATCGTGTGGCCCAACGGGGCGGTAGCCACGATATACAGCGGCGACGAACCAGGCCAGCTCCGCGGCCCGCAGCACGACACGGCCTGGGTAGACGAACTGGCCAAATATATGTACCCCGATGATACTTGGGATAACATGGAAATGGGGCTCAGGATAGGCCCTGACCCGAAAGTTATCGTAACCACTACGCCACGACCCATCCCGATCATCCGTGGTCTGGTTAAGGACCCGGATACCGTAGTAACCCGAGGCCGCACAAAAGACAACCTGATCAACCTTTCGGCAAAATTCATTGAGCGCATTTATAACAAGTACGATGGCACACGGCTGGGCCGGCAGGAACTGTCCGGCGAAATACTCGAGGACCGCCAGGGCGCACTGTGGAACCAGGCGCTAATCGAGAAATACCGCGTCAGGGTCGCGCCGAAACTGATCCGGATCGTAGTTTCAATAGACCCGGCCGTGACTTGCGAAGAGGATAGCTCGGAAACTGGAATCATTGTAACAGGGATGGGGATCGATCGACATTTTTACGTTATGCGCGATCGGTCAATGCGGTCCACCCCGAATGTATGGGCAGCCGCAGCGATCAATTTATACCACGATTACTTTGCGGATAAAATAATCGGCGAGGTAAATAACGGTGGCGACCTGGTAGAATCTGTTATACGCAACACAGACAACACGGTTAACTATCGCGCAGTACGTGCAAGCCGCGGCAAGCTGACAAGAGCTGAACCAATCAGCGCACTTTATGAACAGTGTGTTGCCGAAGGAACAATGATTCATGCTGAATTTTGTAAAAAGCCAATAAAAGAAATTGTTATAGGTGAACGGGTATGGACAAGAAGAGGGCTAAAAAAAGTATTATGGTCTGGGAAAACAGGGGTTAAGGAAACGATTGAAATAAAAGCAGGAAAGAATACTTTAAAATGCACAAGAAACCATCCAATCTATACAGTTAACAAAAACATCTTTAAAAGTGCTGGACTTGTTGTTCCTATAAGTGATATAATACTTGTAGGAGGTAATGAAATATGCAAAAGCGAAAAAAATACAAATGTCTCGATTGTAAAACAGGGGTATCAAGAAAAAATGCTAGATGTAAGTCTTGTGCAGCCACGGAAAGATGGAAAACAAGGCAGCCAAAAAGGGAATATGTCGAGTTTAATAAAAAAAGATACTATAAACAAATCGATGGGTACTGGAGAGCCGGTAGGTCGTCAGGGAATGAGCTTTTGCACAGAAGTGTTTGGGAACACTATAACGGGAAAATCGACGATGGTATACATATTCATCATATCGATGGGGATTCAAGCAATAATAAAATTGAAAACCTTGTTCCAATTACACCAACGAAGCATTTTTTTAAACACACTAAAGAACGATCTCTTGCGTTGGGGACATCGGAAGTTCGGAAGAAAAATTCTATCTCGCATAAAGAATGGTGGAAAAAAAGAAGAGAGACGTTTCACCAATGTGATGAATGTAAGAGAAAATTTAAAACAAGAGCAACAAGGGTTAGATTCTGCTCGCCGCCTTGCAACACAAGTTACTGGAATAGAAACCGTAAAAAAAAGCAGTATTGAAAATGTATATAATCTTGAAGTAGCTGATTGTCACGAATATTTTGCTAATAATATCTTAGTGCATAACTGTAAGGTACACCACGTAGGATGTTTCCCCGAGCTTGAAGATCAAATGTGTAACTATGTCCCAGGTGAAAAGAGCCCCGATAGGATGGATGCCTGTTTCACAGCAGGAACTATGATAAAAACTGTTAACGGGGAAATGCCGATATCTTGTATATCCCCAGGGGATTATGTTATTACAAGATATGGTCCCCGCGAAGTGTTAAACGCAGGGATTACGAATCCAAATGCAAAAGTTATCACTGCGACATTCTCAAACGGGGCGACACTAACAGCAACGCCGAACCATCCAATCTATACAATCAACCGAGGATTTATTTCACTTGACACAGTGGTATGGGGATATGATATAATAGGGACATGGGAACATATAACTGGACAGGGAAAGACACAGAACATAGGGAAGTATGGCGAAGGCATCATGGAGAAATTCCTAAAGGACACGATATACACCATATCGACGGTAATAAAAAAAATAATTCAATCGTTAACCTTGAATGCCTCACTAAAAAAGAACACGCACAAAAGCATAAAGAGAAATACACCGAGCAGCGAAGATCATGGGCAAATAAAATCAGACCCCTTGCATCAAAATGGCATGGATCACCCGCCGGAATTGCATGGCATAAGAAACTCGGAAAATTGTCATGGAAAAACAGAAAAGCAGAATACGAAAAAAAATGTATCTTGTGCGGAAGCGAATTCAAATCATATCTTGAAATCGCAAGGTTCTGTTCACGACGTTGTGTTAATAAGCATAACGAAGCTAAACGCCCACCTCGCCACCGACCAAATAGACAGCGGAAACCCAGTCTATAACCTTGAAGTGAAAGATATCCCTGAATACTTTGCAAACGGAATATTAGTACATAATTGCGTCTGGGGACTCACCGAATTATCACAATCAAACAAGACACTCGACTATGTCGGTTAAAAGATTATTGTTGACAAAAGTGTTTTAAATAATGTTTAATAAAAAAAGAAGGTTCATCCATAAGCGAGGTACTCCTGGCCTTGAAAAAGAAAACACGGACCATAAAAAACTCAATCCCCGCTGATAAAAAAATCCCTACCGAATTTAAAAACACTTTATCAGAGCTGGTTCCCCATAGCGTCTGGAACACGCAGCAGCTTAATAATCTCGAAACTTTATACACGAATAACCGTTACAGCCCGCTTACAATCCAGCGCATCGTTTTAAATTATCTTTACATGGAGCACGGACTGATCCAGTCATTAATTGATCAGCCGGTATCTGATGCACTGCGCGGCGGCATTGAGATCACCAGTGATGAAATTGATGGCGAAGATATAAAAGGATGGCAAGAATCCCTGCAGCGCGATAACGTGCTATCTGTTTTTAAAGAGACTGTATGCTGGGCGCGCTTGTTTGGCGGCGCAGGCACAATCATTAATGCACATGAGGACCCGGCGAAACCTTTCAAAATCGAATCAATAAAAAAAGGCGCAGAGGTAGAATTTTACCCGGCCGACCGCTGGGAATTATCCGCACCGAACAGAATCAATGAATTTTTTACGTTCTACAATGTGAAGATACACCGCAGCCGTGTGCTTACGATAAACGGCAAAGCAGCCCCGGCGATTGTGCGGCCGCAGCTGGCCGGATGGGGTATGAGCGAATGCGAACACGTGGTCCGCGAGCTGAATATGTACCTGAAGCATAACAACCTTGTGTTTGAATTGCTCGATGAAGCGAAAGTGGACGTATGGAAAATAAACGGGTTTAACAATTCACTCATCACCAGCGAAGGAACCGAGCTGATCCGCCGCAGAATCCAGATGTCAAACCAGCTAAAAAGCTATCACAGTGCGGTGGTCATGGACAAGGAAGATGACTACGACCAAAAAACCATGACATTCGGCGGCCTGTCTGAAATGCTGCGCGAGATACGGATCGGGATCGCAACAGCCCTGCGTATGCCAATGACCAAACTATTCGGTCTGTCTGCATCAGGGTTTAACAGCGGGCAAGAGGACCTGGAGAATTACAATGCAATGATTGAATCCGAGATCCGGGACCGCATGCGCCACCCATTGAACGAACTGCTGCGGGTCACTGCCCGAATGGAATTCGGCTATGTGCCAGATTTTCAGTTTAAGTTTAAACCGCTCCGGGTCATGGATGCTGTCCAGGAAGAGACAGTAAACAGCTCATTCCAGAACCGCATGATCCAGCTGCACCAGACCCAGCTCATGACCGGCCCGGAAGTGATCGAATCGCTGCAAACCAGAGACCTGATGCCGGTCAAGGTAGAAGCATCGACCATTGAGGATTATCCAGCACAGACACGGCAGGATGAACTGATCGAGCAGCAGGCCACGCAGGATGGCGACAAAGACCCCGATAATGCCGGAAAGGATGGTAAGCCGGGCGACGCAGGCAATCCAAAGAATCCAGCCACAGCGAAAGAAAAAAAACCAGCCCAAGGAGAACCCAAGAAATGAACCCTATCGCACCGCACACACTCGCACCAACGCAGGAAATGAAGAACGCTATGAAAAATGCAGGATTTATGGAATTTGATGTTTTCCGCATTTCAGGAACAGCCATGTGTCCCAGCGGAGAATATAACGTATCTGCCGTACAGCGCAGCATTGAGAACGCGCTCGGCGGCGATTTTGATCTTCAGCTGCCGGTGACATCCGGCGGAAAGAAAAAAATAGGATTTTAAAGTGAAACCGCTCAAGCCACAGCCGATGCACGATAAGTACACGGAGCCGCTCGAAGCGCAGCTCCGCTGGTTTATTTATACCCTTGTTTATGAACCGCTGAAGGATATCATGAAGGACTCAATGAACAACACTATTACGAATAGCGATAAACAGAGTATCGTCGAGAAGGCGATCACGCGCGGGCAGATAATATACAATGCTGATATGCATCGCGGCACATTCATCGGGGTATTTGCAGGACGATTTAATGCAGCTCTTGGTAGGGAGCTCCGGAAACTGGGCGCGCAGTGGGACCGGCAATCGAAAGTTTTCCGGCTAAAGCTGTCCATGGTGCCTCCGGGCATCCGCGCCATAGCGACCGTTCGCAAGACGAAGGTACAGCAAACCAGTGAGCGGGTGCTTAAACAGTTAGACCGAATCCAGGAGAGTATGCCGGATATCATCGAAACAACCCCATTCAAATTTGATAAGACCATGAAGCGCGTCACTGATGATTTCAAAAAGTTATACGAAGGCGTAGAAGTGCAGGCACAGAATAGCCCAGAATTTCTTGAATCAATGGCAAAGAACTACGGTGCAAATATCAAGCCAACGATCAAGGGATGGGTAGATGACGAGATCCTACGTCTGCGCCAGGACGTATCGGACAACGCGAGAGCAGGGTATCGTGCCGACCACCTGGCCATTAAGATACAGAAGCGGTACGGGACCACAAAGAAAAAAGCCAAATTTATAGCCAGGCAAGAGACATCGTTATTCATGGCAAGTTACCGCAAAGAGCAGCTGACCGGGTCCGGTGTCAAGAAATTCAGATGGAGTGCAACCAGGGACAGCCGGGTCCGTGACGAGCACAAAGACCTACACGGCCGCGTATTTTATTATACTGATCCACCGATCATAGATAAAGCGAAGGGAACAAGGGGTCTGCCAGGGCAGGCATTCGGCTGCCGATGCGTAGATATCCCTATAATGGAGCAAGCCGCATGAGAATGCCAAAAGAGATAATGTCGATGTACGAAGGGAAAGTGTGTGATTTCTGCCCGTTTGGAAACAGCCGGCTGATCGTCAAATATGGGATCAGTAAAGAAGGTAAGAAGTATCCGACGGTTACGCGCTGCCAGGCCGGGTATGAACGTAACGAGCAGGACACAGTATTCATTGAGACCGAGCCTAACAAAAAACAAACTTTTGTCAGCAGGCCGAAAATCTGCATTGACAACAACGGAGTGTAACTATGAAAGTAACCTGCGAATGCATCGAATGCGGACACAAGGAAGAAACCGAAGGACACTGTACAGATAAGAAATGCCCGAAATGCGGTGGCACGATGCGGCGCGAAGATCGGCCAGGGCCAGGGCAGAAACAAAACGCGCTGACCCCTGACCAGATTGATAAATGGGTAACCCTATTTAAAAAGGGGCAATCGAATAAAGAGATTGCAGAGAAATTCAAAACAGCCTATGGGATAGAAACGCTCACCAAAGGCGATAGAGATAAGCTGTCTACGGCAATGGCGAAATCAATGACAAACGAATCCCCATTCCATACCGCAGCCGAGCGCAGGAACGCAGGCACGGCCAGGTACGGGACTGAGATAAAAAACTATGGCTCTCCAAGTACGAACGATGAAGTAAAAAAAATAATGTCGCAAGGGAAAAGCGAAAGTGATGCTATATTGGAAGTATCAAGAAAATATGGAATGTCAAGATCAATTGTAGAAAAGGCTTTTAAGCTAGGGATTGATCTTGCAATTAGTGTTTAATAAAGGAGCTACTATGGACGAATACATCGTAATATCCAATTTAAAGGATGCCGGATTTACCCCAGGCGCGCACAGCAACGCACTCGGCAAGAACTGGCCAAAAGAGTACGACTGCCGGTTCATTGAGCCGGGCCTGATCAATTACGATGACATGGGAG